TTTGCCGATGTGTCGCGTTCTCGGATTTCGAGGAGGAGAAGTAGCGCCTAGCTGAGACCTGATGTTCTCGATGGCAGCCTTGATCTTCTCAGTCACCCCCCTGAGAGCATCTCCGAGACCCTGTCGGTAAGTATCCATCGTATGGTAGCCATCTGAGTACATGTTCTGGTCAAGACTATCGAGTGACACGCCGATCTTGGCCGACGCGATCGTAACGGCCGTCTGGGCACCTAAGATACTCGTAACGATAGCATCCATCGCCACAGTGATGACGCCCTTCCCGGCCATTATCGAGTCGGAAGTCTTCGTGATCTCGTCTCTTATCCTCCTGCCCGACGATGCGATCTCATCCTGTTGGGACTGTAGTCCCGGCGGTCGCGTGATGTTGGCATGAGCGACGCCAGCCATCGGCAGTTCAGGTATCGACTTCGGGTCGGGGATGAAGTCTCCGACGATAGCCACCTTGTTCAGTTCGGATAGGATAGCGTCAGCGATCTTCTGTGCAAGGTTCAGGCCAGTGATGGCCGCGATCAGCGCATCGCGCACGAAACCACCAAGCGTTTCCCCGAGCCACGTACCAGCACTCCTGAGAGACTCAAGAAGACCCTCGACATTGGCGATGTCGAGTAGTAGCCTGACAAGTCCTGCACCGAGATCAAGGGCGATGACGATGGCGTCCATCAGCTTTCCGCCGAGCCATCTACCCGCATCGAGGAGAGCCGTCGCGATGCCGGGCCAGTCAGCAAGTCCGGCGAGAATGTCCATGAGTCGTTGGGGTAGTTCTTCTAACTTGATCCCGATGAACTTCTCGATCTTACGTTGGATACTCTGGAGGAACCGCTGAGAGCGCCTGACGATACGTCCGAAGATGTCCTGAAGGTCCCAGATCAGGCGGTCGAAGTCCCAACGACCACTGAAGAGTGCGTCTATCCCAGAGAAGACGCGACTAACGATATTCGCAAGAGACCCGAAACCATCGACCACACTCTTGAGTATCCCGATGATCGGCTCCAAGAACACCATCAAGAACTGCCAACCACCGATGAGGAGTTTGAGAGAAACGTCAGCCAAAAGACCAAGGACAGCCATCAGGGGAGGGAAAAGATAACCAGCGACGCGAGCAAGAAGCGCAAAGGAACCCACCATCGCCCCTCCAACGATGTCGCCCAGGTGCTGGAGGATCGGGATGAACTCGGTCTCGATCTGAGTCCACGATGCCTTGAAGTATCTGTTATACAAGTCGTCCCAGATCTCACCCAGTCTTCTGAGTGGATCGAAGACATCCTGAATGACCTTCTTGACGCCACCCTTCCCTTTCTTGTTCTTGACCTCGACCTCGACTTCGACCTCGACACTAAGCATCGGAACGATGACATTGTTGTACAGGTCGATGAAAGGCTGGAAGACACGCAGAAGAAGGTCGCCGATAGAGATGAGGATGTCCCTGATGCCGAGGAAGTTCGTACTGATGGCGACTGCTAGACCTGCGATCGCGACAGCGGCCAGTACGAACGGTGCGATAGCAGCAAGTATACCAGACGTAATCATCACCTGGGCGATGGCCAACGCACCCCACAGTAGAAGTAGTGTGCCAGTGATGATGAAGATCTGCCCAAAGACGACGAGCAAACCAGAACCGATAGCGAGCATGGTCGTGAGGAACCTAGCCACTTCCGGGTTCTGACTGAACCACTCTCTGACACCATCAAGGACTTCACCGAGCTTCTCCACGAATGGCGTCAGGACGTTAGCGGCTGCTTCACCAAACAGGTTTTGGATGGGCGCCCACGCAGCCTGTAACTTGCCGACGGTAGCTTTCCATGTATGGGTAAGAAGCTCTTGCATCGACATAGACTGTTCGTGCGCATCTTTCAGCAGGTACTTGTCGGCCTTCAGGACGCTGGGGGTCTTCCTTAGTCCATCCCGCTGTGCTTTACGGTAGGCGAACATCTGCTCTTCGACGATGGGAACCATGATGCGTGTAGAGTTCTGAGTGAAGAAGTCACCGAGAAGAGCCTGCCGGTCGTGGGGGGTCATAGGGGAGGTGGCCTTGGCAAAGGCCATGATGTATTTCCGCATCCCGACGAACATGCCATGCGGGAACATCTTTTCCTCGAAGTCCTTGCCGAATACCCCCTCGAAGACCGGGTTTATCTCTTCGAGGGCATCGGCTGTCGGCGAAAGAAGCTTCTGGAGCATCATCGCGAAGCCACGACCGGGTAGGGAGCCACGCATACCAAGGTCGCCTAACACACCGAACGTGCGGATGACCTCATCAAGTTCCATGCCGAGGGAGCGAGCAAGTGGACCGGCGTATTTGAAGGCTTGGATGAGATCAGGGAACTCCAAGGCTGTACGCAGGGTCATCAGATACAGCTTCTCAGTAACGTCACCCGCGTGACCGAGACTAAGGCGATACTGACGCAGGATGCTGTAGACACCCTTGATGGACTGTTCGACCGACCCACCGGCTGCTGCTGATGCCAGCATGATCTTGGTGACAGCAGCGGTGACCTGCCCCAATGTCCTTTCATTGTCGATGACAGTGCCAGCCGCAGAACCCCACCAGTAGTATGCCTGTGTTACTTCGTTGACATCGAACAGACCGATCTCACGAGCGACGCCGTAGATCGCATCCCTCAACTTATCGGTCCATTCGCCTGTCACCGATAGGGCTAGACCGGCCTTCTTGACAAGGAACTCGAAATCACCCCACTGTTGAGCGGCCCCCATCAGCAGATTGAAACCTAACATCCCGGCATTCTTCATACTACGTCCTAGTTGCATGAGGCGAATGCCAGCACGGAATATAGCATCGAACCGCGTCTCGACCTCTCTGAGGTTATCGCGCATGTTGTTAAGGACAGCAGGATTGAACAACGACGACTTCTGGGCTGGCTGCGTAGCGGTCTTCGTGAAGGCAGCCGCTGACGACTGGACCCTTTGATACCCAGATGCAAGTGCTCCGAAGTTGGCGGTGCCGCTAACGTTGACTCGGATATTCAGTTGGACGTCTTGTAGTGTCATCTCATTCTTCCGAGCAACGTGAAAGGCTGCCGGTCCAGATCTCTTGGATCAAGAACCGGCAGCGATCCTCCGCGCACCACCCTTGGTGATACCCTTGAGGGAACCAGCACGCTCGCCCTCAAGCATCTTCTGCATGATGTCCCACGTCCAGCAGGGTTGATCGCCGAGTCCCCCGGCGACGGGTAGGACAGACCAACCGCTGGGCCACTGAACGATGACGTGTTCGGACAGTTTCTTGCTGACCTGTCGCTCGAAGTGCAGGAGTGTCAGGTCGCGACATTGGAGATAGACCGAGAGAGTCCTCGCGAGGCGGGGAGAGCGTTCGAGCATCCGTTCGATATGCTTGTTCCCCTCGGCTGTCAGCCTTGCGAGGTCGAAGGCTTTCCCGCCTCATCCTCGGTCGCGAACATCGCATTGAAGTGTTCAGCGATGACCGCGTCAAGTTCATCGATACCACTGGTCATAGCGTGGTAGTTCTTAAGCGTCGCAGGGATCGCCTTACCCTTCTCGTCTTTGGCAGACCAATCTACGACTAGGGCCTCGAACAGACCATCCTGCATCTTGACACCCTCTTGGATGGTGACCGGATCACCGACCTCCATCAGTCGTTCGGGAAAGAAGGGAACAAGACTGTTACGGACCTCGCGAGAGACTTCCTCTCGCAAGATCACGAACTCTTCTTCTCCGTCGACGATGACAGGTTTCGGGATGGTCTTGCCTGAGCCGAACTTGAAGCCCACTGTGTCTTCCTCCTTGCGGTACGGTGGACGAGGGCGGCCACGAGGACCGCCCTGTATCGCCTACTGTTATGCCACCCGACCGGCAAGGGCCGAGTTCTGCTTCGAGATGAGGGTCGCCGTGAAGATGGCCTGACCGACCGGCTTTAGCACTCGACATTCGAGTGACTGTTCCAACTGTCCGGGCTGAAGCGGTACGCCTCCCCGGATGTAGCGACACTTCGGCAACGTGATGGTCAGGCGTTCGACGTTCGTACCGACCGTGTCGCCCTCGAAGTTGAGGATGACCTCGAACCAGTCCGCAGCATCGAAGCGATCGACCTCGTCAGCATTGATGAAGTCGGCCGTAAAGGAAAGCATGATGTCACGTCTGCCGTGCGACATGCGACTCCACGCACGGGTCTTCCGCAGGACTCCGATACGCTCGTGATTACCGTTGACCCCGAAGGTCACATCCTTGATGGTCGCACTCTGCGTACCATCGATGAAGACCTCGGCACCCGTGAACGACAACGGACTGGTGTCCGTATAGGTCGGAGAGTCAGGTTCCTCGGCAGACGTAAGGTTATCGACGCCTTCAAGGTTCCATGAAGCCGTAACGAGTTCACCGTAAGCAGCCTTGATCTCAAGACCGTCGATACGGACACCCGTATACGTTTTGACGAGCAGATCGTCGCTGTTCGACTCGACGGTTACTGCAACGACCTTTGCGCCGGGCACGAAATCGAACTGGTAACCGCCACCGGAGTAGGCAGAACCATCCGTAGCAGTAGCACCCCACGCACTCTGGAGAAGAGGTACGATGTCGACGGTCGTAAGGTCAGTCTCCATCGTTCCCGATACGGACTTCGGTCCGGGCATCGAGACAGTCAGGTCTCGACTGTCGTGGATGTATTCCGGGGCCATGTCATCGTCGGTGTCCTCCACCGTGAACGACCGGACCGTCGGGAGATAGTGTGTGATAGACGCGGCTTCGCCCGGAACGGACTCTACTCCGAACCCGACGTAGCCGTTCTCACCAAGAGCCATTCAAAGGTTCCTCTCTTAGCGCTGGCGAGGCCGCTGCATATTGACGGCCACTGTGAGTTGCGCGGACTTGCTGATGGTCGTGCCGCGCACTTGTACGAAGTAGTCAGTACGTTGCACGCTCACATCGCGCACGCCTGCGAGCCCGTCAAGACGCCTCCGAGCACGGACCCTCAGCCACTTGCTGAGTGCATCCATGACCTGTACCATCTTGCGGTCCCCATCAGCCTCGTCAGCACTGGCGTCGAAGTACAACCTCGCGTCCACGATGAGAGTGATGAGGATGTTGATGTCACGTATCTCGTAACCGAGTGTCTCCGTGAACTGAGCGCCGGGTGCATCCTGTACCGGCTGTACCATGAAGGCTGGCATGAAGTCCGGTGGGATGACACCGGGATCGCCGAAGTAGGTCATCTCGATGCGGAGGATGTCGGCACATCCACCCTCAGCAGCATCAGCCGCCTCGAACTCTTTGAGGGATGCAACAAGCGCATCGACGACGGACTCGGTGTCGTTAGCCATGGATCACTTCCTTGTCGAGCCAGTCGAGGATGACATCCCTTGAAGCCCCGATGATGCTGTCGTCGACGAACCAGAACGGACGAAGCGGGATGTACGCCTTGGATGATCCGTACTGGTGGACCGCCTTCACCGATGAGAACGAAAGGGTCGCTCCGTCCTTACCCTGACGGAAGTACGTCGCTGCCTGCATGTCTCCGTCATCGACATCACCTGCACTGGTCCAGCCCCACCCAGAACTAGAGGCGATGTTCTGGAAGAACTCGATGGCGACGGCCCGCAGATTGCCGTAGCGATAGAGGATCGGATGGGACGGGTTGAGTCCCATCTGAGCGCGCTCTTCCTGTGTCCGTTCTCGCAGATCGGCCCAGCCACCTACCATACGACCGCCAGAGTCGAAGTTATCGCGCCAGATGTTAGCGATGGCTCCGGTGATCTTCTTGACCACATCCTCGCGGTCTTCGATCCGCTGTTGGACCCCACCTAGCCATTGCAGTACCTGTGGGATACCTGTAGACGTCACGGTTACATTGAGGGTCACCGGATGCGATCCCTGCGATACTTACCGAGAAGGTCAGCAAGAACGGTCGCACTGGCCTCGCTATCGGCCGCCGAACGTCGCACGCCGTATATGGGCGACATCAGGTCGACTGCCCAGATGGAGGTCGCCAGCTTCAGCGACAGGGGCACCGGGGAGTAACCTGCCGAGTAGACGAAGCGATAGTCGTGACCGCGCATGAACGTCCCAGCAAAGGGGTTCACCCAGCGTACGATGCCGCTCGCGTAAAGGACCGAGAAGAGACTGTTGGATATGGCCGTCTCCGCGCCGGCCGCCGAGACCGTATAGGCCGAAGTCAGCGAGATGACGGGGTTCTGCGAAAGCAGCATGTCCCGATCGTCCTTGCCCTCCAGCATCTCGTCGATGGTGCGAGCCGCGATGTAACGTTTGCAGACACCCTCGACCTGATCGGCTGCGGCATCGAGGTAGAACTGGATGTTGGTGTCACCGACCTTGGCCAGCAACTGGTCCTTCAGCCCGACCGGCAGATCCCTGAACTCTTCGACCGTGAGGAGCGAGACCACCCTTACCTCCTACGCCGCCTTCTGAACAGCGACTTCTTCCGTAATGTCTTGTACTGGAGTGTCCGGCGACGCTGTGCCTGAAGTGAGGAGGCGCGGCCCCTGATCGTCCGGTACTGACGCTTCCTCTTCGCGATCCGCTCCCGCAACTTGGCGTACGTCGTCATCCGGCGATGGAGACGAGTGTGGCCCCTGACGGCTATCTTCTCCCGCTTCTTCTCCCTGAACTTCGACTTGACCCTTCGGAATGTGGGGTCTACCAGCCTCACAGGCATGGATCACCTTCTCCTTGAAGAAGTCCCAGTCGAACAGACTGGCCGTCTCCAGACCCGCTGCCCGCATCCGGGCTAGACGCTTCGGGTCACGCTTCAGCGAGAGGATGGCCTTAGCTATCTCGCTCGGATCGACGTTCGCGATGCGAGTCCCGCTCTTGTGTATCTCCCAGTCCTTGACGGGCAGTCCGTAACCCTGTCCGTGCCGTGCGACCTCCCAGCCACCTGCATACTTGGTGACGACGACCGGCACACCCGATGCCATCGCTTCGGCAATGGGGAGACCGAAACCCTCCACCTGAGATGGCAGGACGAAGAGGTCCGCCGCACGGTAGAGATCGGCTAATCCAGGCCTCGGACCACCCTGTTCGGGGATCGCGGAGCCCAGACCGTGGTCCATGTCCTCGTTGAAGAAGACCCTGTCAGTGACCGCGTAGCCCGCCGAGATCTCGTGCAGGTTCCAACCGTCAAGGTAGTAGTTCTGGAGAGGCACCGTATGGTCGTAGAGGATGACGTCGTGCTGGTGATAGCGGTGCTTCAACTCCGAGATGGCTTGGATGAGTCGCGGATGTTGCTTGCGGTTGACGTTCTGAGCGACCGTCATCACTACGAACTTGTCGTCCCAGGCGAGTTCGGATCGCACGCTCTCCCTGAGTTCGTCATCGACGTGGAAGACATCATGGTCGACGCCGTGATAGACCCAGTCTATCTCCCGGTCGAGCGTAGCCTTGACCAGATCCGATGCGTACTTGGTGACCGTGAAGAGGTGTGGGTGCGAGAGGGCGCTGCGCCAGTTCAGCGAGACGATAGGCTCGCCCTCGATGATGGCGTAGGCGACGAAGGCGATGTTCGCCGGGAGGAACTGCATGTAGACGACGAGCGAGCCGGTGTCTGTCGTACAGTAGATGACATCGGGCTCGAACTCCTTCGTGCGAAGAAGACTCGTCAGTCTCTTGAGCCCCATCGTGTCGCCCTCTTCAGGCACGAACTGCTTGATAGGGAGGTCTGTCTTAGAGGCGACGAACTGGGTGCCGGTCACGATGCCGACCTCCCAGCCTTGCATCAAGAACGCTTCGAGAGCGTGTCGATTGACGCGACCGAAGCCCGTCTTGGCGAACGGGCTATCCCCGATCAAAAGGACCTTCACGGTCTCTCCTTCGTGCGCTCTTGGCGCTAGGAAGCGCAGGGGCTGCGCTCGTAGTCGCAGCCCCTGCTACTACACCATGCTTACGCGGTGTACTGGAAGGTGAAGTCGTGCAGCCGACCGGGTCGCCCTTCGAGGACGAAGCCGAAGTACCCCTTGATGAGGTAGTCGGTGCTGTCCTTCGTGCGGGCAAGCTCAAGACGGTTGAAGTCTTCGTGGACAAGGACCTTCGCGTCACCCCGACGGAAAGCGACGATCTCGGTATTGTCTTCGTACTCAGGAGCAACGAGGATCGGAACATCGTTGTACGAGAGC